AAGATTCAGGCTATACCCTTAAATTTATATGATAATATTAAGGTTATAACCTGAAAAATTTAAATAAAAAAAAAAATAAAATTATTAACGAATTTGTTGAAAAAATGAAATATGATACGAAAAATCGGCTTAAAGGAAATATTTAAAAAAATAGCGTTTAGCATATATTTATCAATAAAATCGATTCAATATTATATCGGATTATCCTTATTTAATACTGAAGCAAAGATATTAAAATCTACGAATGATGATTTATTGAAAAGTAGAAATGATAAAACGCAAAGGCAAAGACATAAAAATCAAACACTTGAAAAATTTTATGCAGGACAAAGGGATGAAAAATATATACAAGATTTTTATGAAATAACAAAAAAAGCAGATAACTTCATGAAAAATGCAACAAATAGAGAAATGGAAATAGCTGCATATAAATATGGTACATCGTATGGAATGACAGATAAATACGGTAGAAAACATGAACATTATGGTTTTTTTGATACAAAACATAAAAACTATGGAAAAACTTTAGCTGAAGTATTAAAAGATGAGGAATCAACCAGACGTACTAATGATGACGATTATCCAATTAAATATATGTTTAATAATACTCCAACTGAAGTTGGTTTAACTAAGTTAGATAATATTGTAGTAAAAATTGATGAAGATAGTTATAGAGCTGCAGATGTAACTGAGAAATCTAAAATGTATGAATATCCAATTAAAGTTATTCGTGATGAAGGATTTGTATGTATAAACAAAATCGAAGAATTAACAGAATATTTACATGTCAAAGATTTGTCGTTTAATAGGGTTCAATTGGAATTTTTCATACCATTAAGATATAAAATTAATGAAATTGAAGAAAATTCAGAAATTTTCTTGCAAATTACAAAATTTAATTATATTTTTGTAAAAAATAAATATGGTGAACCAATTTATTTTAATATAACTAATTTTAAAAAAAGAATAATAATAAATGATACCCATGAAGTATGGAAATTTTATGGAAATGAAATGGAAAAAAGTGGGTTTGAAAAAAACAGTGAAACATGTCAGATTTTTTAAAAAATTTACAAAAAAGCGTAGATAGCGGTGAATTTAATTCAGATGCTGCAAAACAAATCAATGAGCTCTTAAAAAAGAGTGAAGATGTTGATTTAAATAATATTGATAAGGTTGTGACTCTCAATAAAGAGGATGGTCTTAAACGTTCTAAACCAACAGATGAAGATATTAAAAAGGCGGAAACTGAGTATAATAAATATATTACTGATATTGATTATGAAGCTAGAAAGAGTGCTGAGATGAATAGTGTATTTAATAAGTATTTTTCGGCTATTGATGGAGTTGATGAAATTAATAGTAAGATAAGTATGCAATATTTGAATATTAATGATATTGATGCTGAATATAATAAATTAATTAATACATATCCTGATATGGTATCTCATTTTGAAAATGTATTAGCTAAAAAAGTAAAAGTTTTAGACATGTATATGCAATTCATTAATAAATATAAGGAATATATCAGTGGTGATTATATTGAAATTATTAACAATAAAGAATAAATAAAATGGCAGAATTAAAATTAGCAGCAAAAGAATTAGAATTATTATTTGATGAAGTACGTGACAAAACATCGATTCCTCATTGGGTAGAATTTAAAGTGTTGGAAAACAACAAACAAAAAGAATTATTAAAATTAGTAAAAGCAAATGATTTAGTTGTATTATTATCAGAAGGATTAAATTTTGCGGTTATCGTAAATGTTGATATCTTTACGCAATTACCAGAAGAAATGCAAATGATTGCATTTGATGAGTTGCTTGCAGGTATTCATGTTAGTGATACTGACAAATTATTGGTTGATAAACCAGATATTAATACATATTCAGGTGTTTTGGCTAAATATGGGGATGCTGATATTATTAAATATCATGAATCTGTAATTAGCTTATTTGATGCGAAAAAACAAAAAGAGAAGGAAGAAAAAGAAGCAAAGCAAAGTACTAAACGAGGACGAAAGTCGAAAAATTAAAAATGAAAAAAAAAATCACGGTAACTTTATCGTGATTTTTTTTTATAGTATTTATTAGTAAATGATTATTATGGGCGCTATTAAAACAATTAACATTAAATTTCCGATTATTGATGATGATGTTAATAATAGATTTCTTCAAATGAGTGAAATAACCAAAGAGGGGGTTAGCTCTGATTTGTTATTATTGCTTGTAACACAGAAAGGTGAGAGATATTATATGCCTGATTATGGAACAAATTTAATTAAGTATTTGTTTGAGCCTAATGATAATGTTACGTTAAGTGATATTGAAACTGAAATTAAAGAAACAGTAAGCAAATATATTCCATATGTATCAATTGATAAAATATTAATGTATAAAAATAACGATGAGTTTGGTAATCAAATGCCTGAAGGACAATTAATATTAAAAATAAAATTCACATATTCTGAAAATGCTTATGTGAGTACAGGTGAACTAGAATTAATTTTTTAACTATGAGTGAAATATTAAATATTATTAAATACGGAAGTAGAACGTTTTCAGAATACAAAGATGATATAATAAGTTATATAACACAGGCATATCCAGAAGTGTTATCTGATTTTACAGATTCAAGTGTTGGTTCTATGTTAATCGATGTAAATGCAGGTGTTGGAAATAATTTAAGTATGACATTGGATAGAACATATCAAGAAACTCAATTAGAATTTGCACAGCAAAAGTCATCTTTATTAAACATAGCAAAAACAATGGGATTTAATATTCCACCAAAAAGACCGTCAGCAACAGTAATTGACCTTACGGTAACAGTTCCAGTGCTAGGTGATAGCCCTGATTCGTCATATTATCCTGTATTATCTGCAGGTGCTCAAATTGTTGGTGGTGGAAAAACATTTGAAACAACTGATATTGTTGATTGGAGTTTGGCGGTTAGTAATTTAGGTTATGCAAATAGAAGTATTGTACCAAATTATAATGCGAATGGTACGATTGTTAGTTATAACATAACAAAAAGAGAAGTAGTAGTAAATGGAAAAACTTCTATATATAAAAAGGTTATAACTAATAATGATGTTGTGCCTTTTTATTCGTTAATTTTACCCGATGTTGATGTTTTAGAAATTGATAGTGTTATTTTGGTTGAAGGTACTGCAGTTACTACGATACCTAGTGATAGTGATTTTATGTTGTCAGATAATAGGTATTATGAAGTTGATTATTTAGCACAACAAAGAATATTTACTGATGATTATAATAATAGTAATAATAATATAAATAATACTGTTGTTAAGCGTGGTATATGGAAAGATGTAAGCAAAAAATTCATAAAGGAATATACAGAAAATGGATATTGTAAATTAACATTTGGGTCAGGAGATACTGATAAGAATGCTTTTATTGATGGATTTTTAAAATCAGGAGTTAGCAATAAATATTTTTTAGATAACTTTTTAAACAATACTACTTTAGGTGAAAAATTAAAATCTGGTTATACTTTATTTGTAAAATATCGTGTTGGTGGTGGAAGTGGCTCAAATGTAGGAGTTGGTGTATTAAATAAAATGGGAAATTATTCTCTTATGTGTAATGGTTCTAGATATGACTATGTACAATCAACCGTTAAGAGTTTAAAAGTTAATAATCCAATACCTGCAATGGGTGGAAATGATGGATTAAGTGTATCACAAATAAGAAATTTAGTTAAATATAACTATTCTGCTCAAAATAGAAGTGTTGGATTAAATGATTATTTAGTTCAAATATATAAAATGCCTGGAAGATATGGACTACCGTTTAGGGTAAATGCGTGTGAAGTAAATAATAAAGTCTTAATAACTATGTTAAATTTAGATTCGAATGGAAAATTAACAAGTGTTACCAATAGTTTATTAAATGATAATATTTCTGAATATTTAAGTCAATATAGAATGATAAATGATTATGTTGAAGTTGCAAGTGGCAGGGTTATTAATATTGGATTTGAAATAGATTTATATGTAGATAATACTTCAAACGGACAAATTGTTAATAATGTTATTAATATTGTTCAAGATTATTTTGATGTTAATAAGCATGAGATAAATGAAGATATTTTTTTAGGGCCGTTAACTACTAAAATTTTAGAAGCAACGGGCGTTGTAAACATTATAGATATAAAGGTGTTTAATAAGGTTGGTGGGCCATATTCATTAAATTACACATCTCAGTCGTTTGTTGATATTAATACAGGTGAGATTAAATTAATAAATAATACAATTCATTCTAGCTTTGATAGTATGTTTGAAATTAAATTTCCTGAAAGGGATATTAAGGTTAAATTAAGAAAGCGAATAAATGGATAATATTGAAAAAATACATAAAACAATAGTACAGATAGTAACTACTGGGACTACTACAATCACAGGATGTACTGGTTCGTGTGAATATCATACTAGTTATGGAGGTGTTTATGTAAAGTTTGGTGATACAAACATAAAATTAATTCCAGATTTAACCGCTGTTTATAATATTAAAATATTATTGACATCAAATAATATTGATATTGGTTATTTTAATGCGGTTAACATAGATAATGTAACATGATAACAGGAACTACAACTAGTAGAATTTTAGAACTAAAAAAAATTAAACATAGTGATATTTTTGCTAATCAGTATGTATCGGATGGTAGTTTATTAAAAAATGGGGTTGATTATAATAATTCGATTGAAAACGTTTATATTGTTTATTATATTGATGGTATTAAATATGTTGATGTGTTGGATAATGAGATTTATGAAAATTATTATTCAGGACAAACTCTTCAAATATTTCAACCACAAGGTATTACGATGGATAATTTTATTGATGTTAATTATATAAAAAGTCCTAATAAAAGTAGCATTATAAATTCGCCTAAAATAATAAATGATGTATTTATTGATAGACAGGTTACAAGTGTGTTTGATATTAATAGTAGGCTAGAGTTTGTTGATAATATTGGTGATTTGATAACATATGCGGCAGGTCGATATTATAACATTGTTAATAATAATTAAAAATTAAATAAAGTAATATAGTGAGCATAGGAACATACGGTACAATTAGACCTGCAGACGTAAATATAGATGATATTGATATTTATTATAATTATATGCCTAATAGGTATACTGCAAATAACGATATATTTAAATTAAATTCTAGTGATTTATTAGAATATTGCTATTTACCTGAGAATGATGAAAATAGTACAGGTGGTGAGGATTTATTAGAAGGTCTATATAATTTAAAACTACCTGCTGGTATTTTTAATAAATTAGGAATTTATACATTATATATAAAACCAAAAAAATATACAACAGTTATTGTTGATTGTAGTGTGTTATCTCAATTACCAACAATTAAAGGAATTATTTTGGATGTTGGAACATTACCTGAAAAATTAAGAAGTAATAATGCATTACAAGGATATCGTGTTGAATATATTGATAATAATGGTAATAAAATGCGAAATGTGGTTAGATATGTAGTGACATCTAATAAAGTTTCTGTAACAACAGAGAATGTTGGGAATACATCACAAAAAGTTCAACGATATAAGTTTGATGATGCAGGTAGCTTATTGTTTTTACAATTAACACCAAGTTCAGCATCAGATGTTAAACCAAATTCAACTCCTTTTATAGGTAATGTTGGTCAAACAATATTAATATCAAATACATACTTTAATCCACTAGCTGTTGAAATTGATTTAGTGAAAAATACAATTGATACGTTAAGTAACTATGTTATGGGTGAACAAATTAAAGACACACAAAAAGGTATTGTTACACATTACGATGACGAAAGAAATATAACAAATCAATATAATTTATATCAAATTAAGGAGCATATTGATGACGTTACACCGTTATTTGAAGTTAAGGAGATTAGAGATACAATTGATACTTCTGAAAATTTTAATGAAGTAACGGATGGCATTTAATATAAAATTTAAAATGAGTTAATGTGGCAAATAAAGTAAAGGTAATAAATAGTGCGCTAAATCAAAATTTAAATGGTACAACGTTTAATAATGTACCATCTCAAACTATATTTTCTTTTGATGATTTTTACGTTACAACAAATATATCAGATAGGAATTTTATTGATTATTCAAATACTTTAACTTCATTTGCAGTACCAATTAGTTTAGAGTCACTGAATTTAAATCGATTAGAATCTGAATTATTATATGTTAATAATAATAGTGTGTTATTGAATCTAGATAATTCTGATTTAAATGTGATGACTAGATTTGGTTCAACATATGAGTTTTTTAGAGTATCAATTGAAAATATATTAATTAAATATCCTGGTTCGTTGTATATTAGTGGTAGTAACTCTACATCAAATAATGTTACATATTTTGATTATTCATATAATTCTGTTGAAAATACGTCAACGTTTAAAATACCAGTAAGTACAGTTAATAATCCTTTTGAATTAATTTTTAAGTTTGGTGACTATAGTATTTTAAATGATAATGAACTAAAAAATCTTAATATATCATACGAGAATTATATTATATGGAGCAGTGTTAATAGTAGTGGCAACACATTTAATGTACTAGGTTATACAGGAAATACTAGTGGTAGAAATTATTTAATTGTTAAAGCAAGTGGGAATCCTTTTTCAGTTACAACTAGAAGTATTGGGTATAATAGTTTTCATATTAAACCAAATAATGTAATATTTGAAAAATATCGATTAGAATTAAATCCATATGAAAGATATATATTATCTAATCGAGATAATATAAATGGATTTAGATTTAAAATAAAAGAGCCTAGCCTTGATGATGATGGAAATGTTATATATGTTGATGTTGAATTATTATGGAATACAATTGATGGATATAATATAAATTATGATGGGTTGTCATATAATGATTTTTTTAATAGATTACTTAATATTGGACTAAAATATGATTCAATAAAAACTGATTTAATTAGTAGATTCTTAACACCATCATCACTTAAAACATATGATACTACCGAAAATGGAAAAATAGAGAAATTATTAAGGGTATATGGATATGAGTTTGATAAAATAAGACAGTTTATTGATTCGATTGCGTATATTAACTACTTAAGTTATGATAAAATAAATAATGCTCCCGATATTTTAATAAAAAATATCGCAAATACATTTGGATGGAAATATTTTTCATTGTTGGATGATAATGAATTAGTTGATAGTTTTTTTACTATTGATGAAAATGAAAGAAATTTAAATGTTGATTTATTACCATCTGAAATTAATATTGAATTATGGCGTAGGATTTTAATTAACACTAATTATTATTGGAAAACTAAAGGTACTCGTGAGTCAATTAAGTCATTATTTATGTTAATTGGAATACCCGAACCATTTATAAACATATCTGAGTATATTTATACCGTTGATGGGGTAATTAACCCAAATACGATTACGTTAACTGAGAATGATTTTCCTAGTAAATCATTACCATATGACGAAATGGGGTATCCAAAAGCACCAGCTGAAAATTCATCTTTTTATTTTCAAATATCAGGAAATAAAGATTCTGGTCAAGAATATATGAATGTTTTTAGAAAAGCAGGATTTAATTTAAATAGGGTTATTGATAATAAAAAATCTTGGACTCAAAGTGGTTCTACTTATAGATATGATGATTTAAACCCTGAATATTATCAAGCAGATAGCAAATTAGTGTTAAACACAAAAGAAGTTGACATTTGTTTAGATGCAGCAAGAGGAATTGAGTATGATGTTTTTGAATATCTAAAAAAGGATTATATTATAAATTCTTCTGGTTATACATTACCGTATTCGTATGTTAATATATCATTAGGGTATAACGGTAGTGAAAATACGTTTCCTTTGCCATCTGATTACGATGCAGACAATGTATTAGGACATTTAGAAGTTAGATTCAATGGTATTTTATTAAATGAGCCATATTCATCATCTGTTAATGCTGATTATAGTGTTGATGAAAACACTAAAACTTTTACGATATTAAATAATGTATATGCGAAGTCAAACTCAAATAACAGAGATGTAGTTCAAGCAACGTTTGTATATTCAGGTAATAGCACTGGAATTTCAGGTATTACTGTACAATATATTGTAACTAGGGTAAATGCTAGTTTAAGTGGGACAATAATACCAGTACCATCAAAACCAAACGGTGATTTACAATTAACTGTAAATGGCGTTGCTTTAACTAAAGGTACACCGCAATTTAATGCTGATTATATTTTTGATGAGGATAATCAACAAATTGTGATTCAAAATAGTGACTTAATAACGTTTTTATCTGAAAACCCAGAGGTTCAAATTGCTTATATTAATGTTGATGGTAGCGATGATATTTATGCTAGAAATGAAATATATCGTATTGATAGTTTAAATAATACGAGATTAAGATATGATAATAATGCTGGTAAATATGTTTATAAGTTAAATTATAAAGTTAATAAAGCTAGCGATGTTAAATTTTTAATTGATGGTATTGCGTTAGAACCTAATACTGATTATACTGTTAATCAGCAAAATCAATATGAATTATTTGTATCGGCTAATTTAAGATATGGAATGATAATTAGTGTATATTATTTAGTTGGTGGCGAATCAATATTTCATCCAATTGTTTTAAATGATTACGGTATTGGTGATATTACAAATATGTCATTTTTGAGATTTATTGAGTTAATTTCAAAAAAAATGATTAAAGTACCAAATAGAAAAACTATAAGTGATTTTAAAGGAGGTTGGTATCCATTATTATTAAAATTATACAATGAATATATAAAAAGAAGCACATTAGACGATAATAATCCATTAAAATCAAATGGATATACATTTAATAATTTGTATAGTTTTTTAAGTAAATATAATTCGTTTTTTCATAGATTTGTTGAACAAGTAATTTCCCCGACAATTATTTTAAGAAAACAAGGGTTATTAGTTAGGAATACAGTATTTACTCCTCAAAAATTTACATATAAAAGAGGTGTTAATTTAATTGGAAATACGCTAAATATGGATGCAAGAGGTCATTATTTATACGAATATTTAGGAGATAATGGCTCAGTTTTTAAGATTATTCAGAGGAGGATGTATGTTGAGACTGTGGAAGGTTTGGTTAATCATAAAACGATAACAACTGGTGGTTTTAATATTATTGGAAATAGTGAGATTATTGGTTACGGAATTGAATATAGAAAACGTAGTACAGAATTATCGTTAGGTGATTCATGGAGTGAATGGATGTCAATTATGTATGATGATATTTTAACTGATAGTGAATATAGTGTCGATATTGAATGCGAATATAATGAGTGGTATGAATATAGAGCAGTAGTTAAATCTGATAATTATGGATATACAGGTCAAACATATTCGGTTTTAATTGATGAATCATTTAATATTCCAGCAATAAAAACATGTTATGGTGAAACAACAATGAATAGTATTATTACAGGTGGATATGATTTTATTAATAATAATGATACTGCTTTTTATGGCATGCAATATAGATGTATTGATAGTATTAATAATTCTATTTTTAATTTAAATCAAAATGAATTAACGTTTGATTATAATTCTAATAGTAATACAATACTTGTTTGTGGCAATACTTGGAATAAGTTTGATATATATAAGTCATCAGATTTAACGTGGGTTTCAACAACACCTTCAAGTGAATTATCACTAAATGGTGTTAATAGTGTTATTTCTGTTACTAAAAACATCGGTAATTATAGGGAGGGAGTAATTTGTTATGTTCCACAATATGGCGATACTAAATATTTAACAATTAAACAAAATCCAAAAAATTTAAACTATAATTTGGTTTATTTTAATTCGGATGAATCAATAAATGAGCCGTTATATAGGTCATGCACATCATCGTTAAATACATCAACAATGGGTGTAAATGATTGTTATTTATTATCATTAGGATGGTACGGTAGTTCCCCTAAATCAAGCATTGATATATGTAATTCTATTAATGTTGTATGTAATAATACGTTGATTTATAATCAAAATATTGTAAACAAAAATTTAAAACAGATTAGTTGTGCTATACCTAAAATAAATGTTAAATATGGTGATGATGTTAAGGTAACTGTATCAAGTACGTCAGAATCAATTGATAGTACTCCTAGTGTTACTGGTGTATATATTTCAAAAATTGATGAAATTGTTGGAAATTATACAATTGGTAATGGTAGTGAAAATATAATAGGATTTAAGGCAGAAACTAATATTATATAAAAAAACATACAAAATGAGTAATTGGATTAATTCAAATATTATAAATGGTGTACCACCTGATGTTGATAATTATGTTGCAATAATTAATGATTTGGAAGCAAATTGTGTTTATGAATACAGAGCATATGCAAGAGTTGGTGATGAAATCATATATGGAGATACGAGAGTTGGTGTTACTAAATCACCAATACCAAAAATTCCGATTGTAGTAACTGGTACTGCCACTGATATTACTACTGTTGGAATGAAATTAGCAACTAATATTGTTACTGATATTGGAAGTTCTAATATTATAGAATATGGGGTTCTTTATACACAATCACAAACATACGGAACTGATAGTAAGTTGATATATGAAAATAGCGGAACATTTGTAAAAAAGAGAGGGGTTATTGCAAATATTGATATAGATACAGAATTTCTAGTTGGTGGATATGGTGTTATAAATGATTTACAAATGGGACGTGTTACATATTATCGTGCATATGCAAAAAATAATGAGGGAATTGGCTATGGTGAAATAAAAAAATTAAGAACGTTATCAAATTAAAATTTGTAGTATTTATTTATAAATTTAATATAGTAATATGGGATTTATCAATAAAGAAGAACCGATAGTTTTAAATATAATGTTAACTACTAAAGGTAGAGAACAGTTATCAATGGGTAATTTAAAATTTAAATATTTTGCATTGGGTGATAGTGAAATAGATTATAATCACAATAGAGTTGCATTAGAATCAAACAATCAAGTTAAAATATTTAAACCGTGCGATAGGAATCCAAATATTATATCATTTATAAAAAGAAATTATACTGGTGATACATATAATAGTTTAAATACTGTAACATCACTAACACATGAGGCTGTTAATGATGTAGAGCCAATTGGATTTTTTGTTAATGATAGCTATATTGTAGAATCAACACATGTAAAACAGCCTGATTTATATGTTGTAATGAGTGGTGTGACTGGTGGTACTAAATTAAATTTAAAAAAGTCATCACAGTATGGTAGAAATGTAACAGAGCCTTCAGTTAATGATTTTATTTATATAAAATGGACAACTAATTCTAATAGTGTTACTGATTTTGTTGATAAAACAAAAATATATCCAAATTTAACATATAAAATTGTATCTAAAACAGGTACACTTATAGATGATAATATTCAAATTACTGTTGATAGAATGCTTCCAGATTATACTGGTTTCGGGTTGAGTGGAACGTCTGGATGTTTAATATATAATAATGTTTTAAATGATACAAACACGTCAACTGATTATTTAAGTGAAAGTGTTATAGCATTTCATGATAATTATGAGTGTGGGATAAATAGATTTCCTTTTTGGAATATGTCTATAATATATACTGAAGAGTTAATAGGAATAAATGAAATTGATAAGAAGTATACAAAATTTAATACAAGTAACTTAGGTGGATTTGTTTCATATATTCAAAATCACGCACCATATTATAAAAAAATGGGTGTTATTCATTATTCAAATAATAGTCCAGCCAATACGTATGGTGAAGAATTTTATTTAACTACCCCAAAATTAGAAATACCTACAATTATGTGGCATAAAAATTCCAATACGGAGTTAGGTGTTACGTTAACTGCATTTGGTGATTTGAAAACTGTTACAGGTGAAACATCATCATTAAATTTAAAATATTATGATTTGGCTGATATGAGTGGTAATGTTGTGGGTAAAGTATTCAATGAATTAAAAATATTTGTAATTGAAGACCAAGAGCTATTATTTGCAATGTCTTATAAATCAAACAGGTCTTGGACATTGCCTGATTATTTAGTTGGTAATACTAATTCTGATTTATGCCCAACAGCAGTAGTACCACCAACAACACCAACATTGTTTGATATTGAAGAGATTGAATGTGATTCAATCACATTAAATTGGTCTCAATCAATTGGAATTGGAACACCAATTAAGTTTATATTATATAGAAAGGATAGTATTAATAATGAGTGGGTTGTGATTTCCGATAATATAACAGGAAATACGTATAATCAGTTACTGTTGGTTAATGGTGTTACTTATTATTATAAAATTGTAGCATATGATATTTATGGTGTAATTTCAAACGAAAGTAATGTTAAAGAGTATACAGTTAGTTGTTATCAAATTCCAACTACACCTGTATTAAATCCAATTCAAATAAATGAGGGTATATATAATTCTTTTTATGTTACTTGGAGTGAATCTCAATCAGTAAATCTACCAATATCGTATACATTGTTAAGTAAAAAAACAACAGATACTAATTGGAATATTATAGCTGATTCAATTAGTGATATGAGTTATATTCATAATAATTTAACCTCAGGTCAAACATATCAATATAAAGTAATTGCAATTGATGTTAATAATGTACAATCAGCAGTAAGTAATATTGAAAGTAAATTAGTTGGTAATCCAACATAATTAAAAATAAAAAAAAAGAAATATGAGTGGATATACAGTTTTTATAACATATATGTTAATGCCAGATAACTTAGTAAATTTAATTAATCAAGAAAACGAAGAACAAATTTATTACCAAGACAGTTTGAATATACCAATAATTCCAACTACATCGAATGGTTGTGGAAATAGTAAATATATTTACTGTAATTATATTAATAAAATTATTATTGATTCTGAACAACCGTATTTACAAGAGATTATGATGACGTTTAATAATATTGATGATTTTAAATTTTTATCGAATAATGTAGAAAGTGGTACTGGATATACTGCAAATAAAATATACGCTATTATACAATTAGTTAATAATTCTGATTTTAATACTATTGATGATGTAGCGCCAAGTCCAAATTTATGGAAAAAGGTAAACATTACAAATCAAATACCTTCACATATGGTTGGTGATTTAATAACAGCAGAAATGTTAACAAATCAAAGTTTTAAAATATCATTAAGTAATTATATTCAATATCCGTTTTTTTATTTAAATAATTATTTAAGTTATTCGACTAATACTATAGATAATTTGTCTTTCGGAGACGAAACGATGTTTTTTGGTAATGTAACTACAAGTATTAAATCAATTATTAATACAACTGATATTATAATACAACTAGGATTAAACGAATATAACACAACAACAAATCCAACATGGAATCAGGTTGAAGATGTTTTAATTTCTGAAGTTGGTATATATGATGATGATTATAATTTAGTCGCAATTGGTAAATTTAACAATCCTGTTAGTAAAAATCCATCAAATATTAAATCTATTTTATTTAATTTAGATTTTTAATAAAAAAATTTTTTAAAAATTATAATTTTTTATATTTTCTTAGTATTTATTATAAAAATAATAATATAATAAAATATTAAGAATATGTATGAAAATAAATCAAAATCAATTATAATTGATGCAGACGTTCATAATAAATTAAAAGTCTTTTGTAGAAATAGATGCATGAAAATTGGTGGACTTGTTGAAGAATTAATCAATGGATATTTAAAAAAACCAAAAGAATTTCAAAAATTAATGGATGAATTAAACGATGATAAATAATCATGGAAAATAAAAATAATAAATATTTATGGTCGTTGGATATTAGTACTACTAATATAGGGTTTTCATTATGGGACTCAAAGGGAAAACTAATTGAAATGAAGCATTTGAAACTAAAGCTTGCAAAAAACATAATCGTTGAAGATAGGGATTTACATAAAGCTGAAATTTTTAGAGAATATGTTGAAAGATATAAAGAACATGTTGCTATTGATTTAAATGGTGTTATTGACAAAATAGTTGTAGAAGAGCCTCTTGGTGGAAGTGACAATCCTACAACACAGGCATTATTATTTGGGTTTAATGGGATTTGTAGATATATTTTATTTGGAATATTTGGAATATTTCCAGCTAAAATAAGTGTATATAATGGTCGTAAGATTTTTTGTCCTGAGTTGATAGTAACAAAAAAGAAAAAAACTGGTGAAATAGTTGAAAAACTCACATTTCCTGATGAATATAAAGATAAGAAAAAAGAATATATTTGGAAGAAAGTATCTAAACTAGAACCTCAAATTGTTTGGTTTTATACAAAAAAAGATGAAATACATGAAATGTGTTATGATATGTCAGATAGTTATGTAGTAGGATACGCATATCTAAAACAAAATGGAATTATTTAAAAATGAAATATTTATATTTAATACAATCATTAGAAAATTCGTATTATAAAATTGGTATCTCAAAAAATCCAACTAAACGAATAAAACAACTTCAAACTGGTAATTCATCAGAGCTAAAATTATGTTGTGTTTATCAAAGTGATATTGCTAATAAAATTGAAAAAGTTTTACATAGAAGATATTCTCATTTAAATAAAGAAGGTGAATGGTTTGATTTATCTGTATTAAATGAGCTTACATTTAATGATGAATGTAAGAAAATTGAAGAATCGTTAAAATTAATTGAAAAAAATATTGATTATTTATAAATTTATATGTATTTTTGTAATCTTAAATAAATTAAATATGACAAATGAAACAATTTTAAAAGGTATTGAAATTATAAATTATGCTATTGATAATAAAATCTCATTATTTTCAGCATGTTTAGTTAAAGGATTAAACTCTGGTTATGTTAAAACTATAAAAATTAGGATGGCAGATGAACCGAAAAATGATTTATATAATCAATTTTTTGAAGCATATCAAAATTACGAATTAATGTATTCAACATCAATAGTTAATCAAAATAAAAAAAATGTAAATGATTCAAATAATTTAATTAGCGAACCTAAACAAAATAAAGTTGAAAATGATTCTGTATCTTTTACCGAGAATGGTGATGAAGCTACACTGCTTTGGACTTATAACTCAAAACACATTAAAACGTTAAAAGAATTGTTAGAGGCAACAGAAGTTGATTTGAATGTTTGGGATGTTAAAGACTATACAGTTAATAAATGGGATGTAACGAGCTGGAAAAATAAACATCCTGAAATTTCACAAAACTTTCAAGTAAAAGCTAGACTTATAAAAAAGGTTGAAGAGGTTAGAGAGAGAATGATTGGCGAGATTTTTAAAGAAATGATTGTTGATTATAAAGCACCTATATTAAATGTTAAACCAGTAAATAAACCAACAACTTCAAATATTTTAGAAGTTACATTATTTGATTTACATTTAGGTAAATTAGCTTGGGGTAAAGAAAGTGGTGAAAATTATGATTCTACTATTGCATGCGAACGATTTTTAAATACAATTAAAACATTGTTAAACAATTCAAAAGGGTTTGAGTATTCTAAAATTTTGTTTCCAATCGGTAGTGACTTTTTTAATAGCGATACAATTGAAAATACCACTACAGGTGGTACACCTCAAGATGAAGACTTAAGATGGAAAAAAACATTTAGAATTGGTAGTAGATTATTAATAGATGCGATTAATTATATGCGTAGTGAAACTAATTTACCTATTGATGTGATTGTAATTCCAGGTAATCATGACTTTCAAAGGAGTTATTATGTAGGTGAATATTTATCAGCTTGGTTTAAAGATGATAAAAATGTTCATATTAATAATGGTCCTGAGCCTAGAAAATATTATAAATTTGGACAAGTCCTATTAGGATATACACATGGTAGTGAAGAAAAAGAAGGTTCATTACCAATGTTAATGGCTTGTGATAAAGAATCTAAGAAATATTGGACTGATACTAAGTTTCATGAATGGCATTTAGGTCATATTCATAGAAAAAAAGATGTAGTATATAAACCAAGCAAAAAAACAACAAGTGAGGATTTGGGTGTAATTGTTAGATATCTATCGAGTTTAACTGGTACAGAAGAATGGCATTTTAAAAAGGGTTTTGTTGGGTCAATTAAAGCAGGTGAAGCTTTTATTTGGAATGGTGATACTGGCATGGTTGCACATCTTAATGCAAATTTAGTAATTGATTAAATAATAAAATAATAACATGGATAATAAGAAACAAAACAACGCAAAAAACGCTAAATTAATTGGTTTAGCAACAAATAAAGCACCTAAAAAGGAAAATAAAACTAAAGATGATGACATAAATAAGCTAATTAATCATTTGCCAAAAAGTGATGAGGAAATGGAACAAAAGGCAAAGGAATTAGCTTCTAGTGTAATTAAGAATATTCCTGAATTAGAGGGCGTTATTGATATGAAAGATAACGAAATTGTTATGGATAACGAAGTAGATTCGTCATACATTAAAGATGAAAAAATGGGCAATGATTGGCTTTCTGAGCAGGTTGCTATATTAACAGAGGAAAATGAAATGTTAAAAAATAAACTGATGACGGTAAGTGATGATGGAATATCAACAACTGAACGTGAAAACATCAAACATTTATTTATTGAATTTCAAAATAATTTATATGGTAGGAACAGAGAACGTAGGGAATGGAAAGATGTTAGTATATCATATCTAATTACGACATTTTTAGAAATGTTTCCGTTTTTGGATGAATATAGATTTAGATAAAAAAAAAACATTAAAACCTCATAATTTTATTGATTTTATGGGGTTTTTTTTATATATTTGCAGCATTAAATTATTAACAAATAAAAATGGAAGATTATATTAAAGGAATTGAATTTCATGACATAATTCAAAATGTATTTGGGGATGCACGTGGTTTGCATTATAGTTCTCAAGTTCAAGTAAATTGTCCAAAATGTCAAGAACGTGAAGGGTTGTCAGCACCAGATGATAAATATAATTTAGAAATTAATACAGATAAAAGAATTTTTAGATGTTGGAAATGTGATTTTCCTAAATTTAGTGGCTCATTAGGTAGATTAATAAAAAAATATGGTACAACTAGTGATTATGAACTATATAAATCATATGCAGGAATTTATAATAATTTTGATTATTATGATGAAATAGTTGAGAATAAAGTAGTCACATTACCAGAAGAAATGATATTATTTGAGAATATGGATAATACTAATCCTGAACATTTTGATGCATATAGTTATTTGGTTACTGTAAGAAAATTAACTCGTGAGATTATATTAAGATTTAAAATTGGCTTTTGTATTGAAGGAAAATATGCAAAAAGAATAATTATACCATCTTACGATGAAGAAGGTGAATTAAATTATTTTGTTTCTAGAGCATATAATGATAATAAAAAAAGGTATGATAACCCTAAATCTGATAAAGACTTAATTATTTTTAATGAAAGCAATATTGATTGGGATTCTACTGTATATTTAGTTGAAGGTGTATTTGATATGCTTTCAATTCCTATTAATACTATACCGATGTTAGGTAAGACAATATCAAGTAAATTGTATTTAAAGATTAAAGAAAAAAAACCTAATTTAGTTATTTTATTAGACCCAGATGCGATAAAAGAAGCTGTTGAATTATTTCACTTACTAAAAATATTATATATTGGTTGTGATGATAAAATTAAAATTGTTGAAATTCCAACCAAAGATGATATTGATGAATACAGAATTAATAAAGGTGATTTAGCTGTTATAGATTTACTATATACTGCAAGATACCTAACTATTGATGATTATTTTATTAAACCACTAACTTACTAAATGATAAAAAATGATGAAATTCAACAATATATAAACGGTGTATTAAATGGATGTTCTAAATCTGAAAATGAACTATACGAATATGTTACTAAAATTGTAAATGATTTTATTTTGAGAAAATATACTTCGTATATTACAACAATGGAGGATGATACTTCTGAAATTATGATTAAAGTATTCTCAACATTGAGCGAGTTTGATAAAACAAAATCCTCATTTAAGACTTGGGTTAGCAGAATTGCAAATAATTATATGATTGATAAATGGAGAAGCATGCAAACATGTAGTGAACTTATTCGATTTGATGATTGTATGTATACTGTTGATGGTGAATATAAAACAAATAGTGAAATGTATCAAATTAATAATGCTATTGATTATTCAACTAGTTTTGATAGTACAATGTCCGTTAATAATACGTTATCTTTTATAGAAAGTAATATATCTAGTAATGATTATACTATGTTGAAAATGAAATATTATTATGGATATTCGTATAATGAAATTGGTAATGAATTTAATGTTACAAGTAGCACTGTTGGAAGCAGAATTAATTACGTTAAAACCTTAATTAAGAATAAATATAGTTCTTCTGATTTATTATAAAAAAAATAGGGGCGTAATTGCCCCTATTTTAATTTACATTAATTTTTATGATATTATCGGATTCTTTATTAGTTTTAATTGGGATTTCAATATATAAAATACCATTTTCTAATTTAGCTGTTACAGCATTGTAATCACATTTATCGTTTAAAATAATTTTTTTAGTAAATTTTCTTTTTACATTTTCAGCAGTAATGAGAAGAACATCATTATTTATGGTGATGTTAATATCTTCTTTACTGTAACCAGGAATTTCATATTCTAGTTTATATGGTTTATCATCGGTTGGTTTTGTAATGTTATTTACTGATGATATCGAAACGAATGAATCCGCTTCATTAAAAAAGGACATTAATGAACTAAGTCCAAAAGCATTAAAAAATAAATCAATTTCTTTGTTTTTCATTTTCTTTTTAGTTTTAAATATTATTAAAGTTATTTTGCATATTATATGCAAATACTGTGCCATAAATTATTATGTCATGTAAAAAAAAATATTGTTTTTTATTTTTTTTTGTTGTATTTTTGTAAAATTAATTAAATATAAATAAAATGATAGAAAAAATTGCACAAATTTCTGATATACATATCAGAAAATCGCCATCAAGAAATGATGAATATGAAACTGTGTTTAATGATTTATATGAATCATTGAATAATAAAAAACCATCAAGAATTGTGTTAACTGGTGATTTATTAAATGATTTTATTGATTTACAAGGTGAACAATTAACAATTGCGTCTAAATTTTTAAAAAACTTATCAAAAATTGCACCTGTTAGAGTTATACGTGGCAATCACGATATTAGAAAGAAAAATTTAAATAGAGTTGCACCAGTAAAAGCAATAATTGATGTTATTGGTGATAGTAATATATTATATTATGATAGTACCAATGTTTTTTATGATGATAATGTTGTATGGATGGTATGGAATCACGGAGAAAAAAATAATAACCCTTGGAAAACTAAAGAAGGTAAACTTTATGAATCCTTGAGAGTAAACGGTGATTATATATCAATTGATTTGTTTCATGACCCTATTAATGGTTGTAGAAGTACAACTAATTTTGAAATGAATAATAAATCATATTATAAAATCAGTGACTTTAAGGGTGATATTTCGATGTTTGGTGATATACATAAAGCACAGTTTTTAAATAAAGAACAAACAAAAGGATATTCTGGGTCATTGATTGCTCAGGATTTTACAGAGGGGGATGACGCATTCCATGGCTATTTTTTGTGGGATTTAAATACGAAAACTGCTGAGGCTATAGAAATAAAAAATAAACACACTGAATTTGTAAATATCACAATAAATTCATACTGTGATTTTGATGATTTAGATTATGAAATAAATTCAATTGCACAATATATTAAATTGAGAATTATTTGGGAAACGCTTCCAGAAATTAAAACTAAAGATAATGAAAGAAAATTAAAACAATATTTTCAATTAAAATATCCAAATATTATTACGATTCAACATAAAAAACAGTTTGTTGAAAATGAAAAAATTGATTTAATTGATAATGTTACATTGCAAAATATAACAGACCCACAAGTGCAACAAGACGTGTTTAAAGAATATCTAACTAAATTAGGGTGTGAAGAAAATGTGATTAATGATGTTCTTAAATTAGATACTGAGATTACATCATTAATTAATTTAAAAGAAGATGTGTTTGGTGAATGGAATATTATTAAATTTGGTGCAACTAATTTTATGTCGTATGAGGATTTTGATATTAATTGGGAAAATGAGGATGGTATTTATCAAATCGTTGGACGGAA